AGTTGGAGATGATTTAAGAAAAGGTATTGTACCTCTTCCAACTAAACAGCCATCTACTGTATTATTTCAATTACTTGGTATGATGATATCTAGTGGGCAACAACTTAGTTCAGTAACTGATTTAATGACTGGAGAAAATCCTGGTCAAAATCAACCTTGGTCTACTACATCAGAAGTATTAAGACAAGGATTACAAGTATTTTCTAGTATTTATAAAAGAATACATCGTTCAATGAAACGAGAATTTAAAAAGATATATAGATTAAATATGTTATATCTTGAAGATGAAAAGTATTTTGCAGTATTAGATCCTGCTGGACCAGAAGATCAAACGGCTGTTATTGGTAAAGCTGATTTTGAAGATGAAGCAATGGATATTGTTCCAAATAGTGATCCAACAAATATATCTAATGCTGAAAAGTTAGCTAAGGCTGAATCATTAATGCAATTATTACAATTAGGATCAGTTAATCCTCAAGTTGCTACTAAACGTATACTTGAGGCACAAGATCAAGAAAATATAGCAGAATTAATGCAAATGCCTGAACCGAAGCCTAATTTTGATCAGCAAATTAAAATGCAGGAAACACAAATAGCACAGGCAGAACAAGAAATTACAAAAGTTAAAGTTCAATATCAAGCAGCTAGAGACGAAGCAAATGCTACTTTAACTATGGCAAAAGCACAAGCTGAAGTTGAAAGAATTGAATTAGAAAAATTAAAATTACAATTCGATGCTGAAGTAGAACAAATTAAATTAGAATTAGAATCTCGTGGCAAAGATATGGATGTTCAACTGCAAGAATTAAAAATTGTTCAAGAGCAAATAAAAGCACAAGCGCAAGCTAATAAAGATCAAGAAAGTACACCTAGTTAACCTAATAGAGGAGAAGAGATATGAGCGGAGATAGATACGCTTGGAAAGGCATGGTTTACACTCAAGAGTTAGTAAACTATTTAAAGACAGCAAAACAAGAGTTACAAGATTTATTTGGTAAAGGCGCATTTTGTGGAGATAATATAGATACCACAGCAATGAGTCACATAGAAATAATTGGACGATGTAAACTTATAGATGCTGTAATAGAAGCAATTGATGAAGGAATTCCTTCTAGAGAAGAAGAGGAAGATCTTAAAATAGATCAACCAGCAAAGGATTACAAAGATGCTTAGGGCCTTAGGATATAGATTATTAATTAAGCCAGACGAAGTAGAAACATCTCACGAAGTAAAAGGAACAGATATAAAAATTGCTATTGCAGTAGACGAGAAGTTGTATAAAGCAACAATGTCAACTGGAATAGTTGTAGATGTCGGTCCCTTAGCTTGGGTAGATTATAATAAAAATTCTATTTTAAAGTCACCTTGGGTAAAGATTGGAGATAAAATTCTTTATTCAAGATACGGAGGGAAATTAATACAAGATCCCGAAACTAAAGAAGAATTTATTATATTAGACGATGGAGATGTGCTTTGTAAGATTGTAGACAAGGAGTAAAAAGAAAATGAGTGAATTTATAGCACAATATGATGATAATGAGACTAAACCTAGCGAAACTAAATCGCAAGATAAGGTTGAAATAAAAGAAGAGGTGTCTGCTCCAATGGATGAAAGTGATGTAATTGAGGCTGAAAAAACTGCTGATATTAAAACATCTACTGAGGATCCTATAGAAGAAGCAGCAAGAGGACAAGGATGGGTTCCTCAAAAAGAGTGGGATGGAGATCCTACACAGTGGAGAGATGCGCAAGTCTTTTTAGAAAGAGGAGAGTATTTTAAAACTATGGGTACTCAAAGAAAGCAAATAGATAAACAAAATGCTATGGTAGAAAAAATGGCTAATATACAAGCCGCAACTAGAGAAGATGAAAGACAAAAAGTTTTAAAAGAACTTTCAGACAAAAAAGTATCTGCTATGGAAGATGGTGAATTTGAAAGAGTAGCCACTATAGATACTGAGATGGATAGAGTCAGAAATCAGCCAACAATGACTGTTCCAAGTGTTGAGGGCCAAACTGAACAAAAATATACTCAAGATAAAATAGCAGACTATATAGATAATAATTCGTGGTATCGTACTAATTCTGATATGCGTCAATATGCTGATTCAATTGCAGTTGGGTTTAGAAACAATAATCCTAGCACTACAATTGATGATGTTCTTGAATATACGGATAAGGAAATAAAAATTCGTTATCCTGAGCAATTCGGAAAACAAGTGCCGAGCGCATCACCTGTTGCATCTACGAGACGAACCACAAAGCCTGGTCCGAATGGGACACAGAAGAAAAAAACACTGGATGATCTTCCTGCGAGTTCGCGGGATATGTATGCTCAGATTGGACAGTCGTTTGTCGATGCTGGAGCTGTCGACTCTATAGATGAATACGTAGCCGAGCTTGAAAAGATAGGAGAATTATAGAAATGAAAACTACAACAAGCAAAATAGAAAAAAATCTAGATCGCCCAAAGCGAATACCTATGGCACAGGCCAGACAGGTTTTAAATGTTGAAGATGTACCTGACAACTTAGTTGCTAGGTGGGTCTTAGATACTAAAAACAGATGTCAAGTGTTTCAGAGTGCTGGTTATCAATTTATAACTGATAAAGGGTTAGCTGTGGGAGATAAAAAAGTTGACGGATCAAAAGCAACGGGAAGCGTTGTCTGTAAAGTTGGTAACTCGACTGGTGAGATGCTCTACCTAATGGCTATTGACCGTAAATACTATGAAGAAGATCAAGCTGCTAAACAAGCGAAAATCGACTCCATAGAAGAAGAATTGTACGCGCAGACTGAAAAAGAAGGTCATTACGGAAACTTAGATTTAAGCCGTAAATAATGATTTTTTACACAAGGAAGCGCTAATTTTAACATAAGGAGTAAATTATTATGGCAAATGTCGACAGACCTACTGGTTTTACACCAGTTAGATACCTAGACGGAAGTCCTTACATGGGCGCAGCCAGTTTATATTTCTCAGACAGTGACAATCTTTTCATGGGAGATCTTGTAATACAAGATACCGCAGGAACCACATATACCAAATCTAATGGTGTATATGGAACTGTTAACCGCGCACAAGCGGTAACTGATTTGATCGTCGGAGTTGTAGTGGGATGGTATCCTGACCCTGATAATCTTGGTCGTTTACATCACGCTTCATCTACAAGTATTCCACTATTAGTAGCACACATTGATAATCTAGTATTAGAATGTCAATCAGATGATGCTACTATGACACAAAGTGATGTTGGCCTTAATGCCGACTTTACTTTTACTGCTGGAACTACTGCTACTGGTGCATCTAACATGGAATTAGACGGAAGTACAGCTAATACAACTGCTGGATTGGCATTCCGTATTCTTCAAATGGTAGATAGAACCGATGGAGACAACTCAGATTCTGTTGCTAATCAACGATTTTTGGTCAAGTGTAATCAAAGCGCTTGGGCAGATCAAATCGCTGGCGTTTAATTTAAGGAGAAATTATAAATGGCTACTATTACAACTGGTTCTTTTGCGAAAGCCCTATGGCCTGGCGTGAACTCGTGGTATGGTAAATCCTATAATGAACACACAGTTGAGTGGAGTAACCTATTTGATTCTTTTAATTCAAGTAAGAATTATGAAGAAGATATGGGAGTTACCTCCTTCGGGCTAGCTACAGCTAAACCTGAAGGAACGGCAATATCTTATGATGAAGAACGTCAAGGTTTTCTCACTAGATATACTCATGTTGTGTACGCTAACGGTTTTATCGTAACTAGAGAAATGGTCGAAGACGACCTTTACAGCGTTGTTGCACAGAAACGTGCAAAAGGCTTGGCTTACTCAATGAGACAAACCAAAGAAAATGTTGCTGCTAATGTATATAATCGAGCTTTTAATAACTCGTTTACTGGCGGTGACGGACTAGAACTATGCTCTACTGCTCACGTTAACGTGGCTGGTGGAACATGGCAAAACGAACTAACGACCGCAGCTGATTTATCAGAAGCAGCGTTAGAACAAGCGTGTATTGATATTGGTAAATATACGGATGACCGAGGTTTAAAAATCTCAGTTATGCCTATATCACTAAATATACCAGTAGACCTCACTTACGAGGCCGAACGTATTATGCATACACCACATCGTGTTGGTACTGCTGACAATGATATTAACGCACTATACAGCATGGGTAAATTCCCAGGCGGTATTAACGTTAATCATTATTTCAATGATACCGATGCGTGGTTTATACGCACAGATGTTATGGACGGAATGAAACATTTCCAACGTCGACCATTACAATTCGCAATTGATAATGATTTCGACACTGAAAATGCTAAGTTCAAAGCAGTTGAGCGTTATTCATTTGGTTGGACAGACCCAAGAGGCGTTTACGGCTCACCTGGTGCTTAAGACCTAAACTGTTAGGTGGGGAAGTACCATCTTCCCCCCTACTTTTCTTATATAATATAGGAGATTTAAAATGGGAATATCAAGTTATCCTAACGGATGGAAAGGTGGAGTTGTCGTAAAAGGCGTTCCATTAGAAATACCAAATCCTGGAAAAGTATTTTGGGTTAATAACTCAGGTGTAATACCTCAGGGTGGTATTGGTGGTTCTGACAGCAATGACGGAACTTATTTAAGACCTTTTAGTACTATAGATGCTACTATTGGTAAATGTACGGCAAATCGTGGTGACGTTATTTATGTCATGCCTGGACACAGCGAAACTATTACTACTGATTCTGAAGTAGATTTCGATGTTGCTGGTGTAAGATGCATAGGATTAGGTCACGGCGGCGCAATGGCTCAAATTAATTTTAATGCCACAGCAGCTACTGTTGCAGTAGGTGCTGATGATGTTGTTATTCAAAACATGAGATTTACTGCTGACGTAAGTGCCGTAGTAGATGGTATTGTTGTTGAAGATGGCGTAGATGATGGTGTTATCAGAGATTGTGTATTTGACGTTGTTTTAGCTGCTACAGATGAGTTTGTAGATAGCATTAGTTTTGTAAACGACAACAGTCGTTGGTTAGTAGAAGGTTGTACATTTGACATGGCTCTAGGTGGAGCAGCTTCAGCTGTACATATGGATGCTGACACAGACAAATTAACAATTCGTGGAAATGTTATGCGTGGTGACTATTCAGTTGCTAATATTACTGGTGATACTACATTATCTACCAATCTAGATATTGATAGTAACTTACTAGAAAATGGTGATGGCAGTAATTTAGGTGCTCAACCATGTATTGACCTTGTTGGTATCAATTCAACTGGTACTATTCGTAATAATTATTTAGTTTGTAACTTAACAACTAAAGCAGCTTCAATTGTAGCTGCTCAATGTTTGCTATTTGAGAACTATTATAATGAAGATATAAGTGGAAGCGGTACTGGCGGTATAATTGGTGCAGCATCTGCTGACGACTAATTAGTATTAGTCTTGTTTTACTTTTTGGGGGAGTTATCTCCCCCTATTTTTAAATTTATAGGAGATATATATTATGCCTGCACCAAGAAATAAATACTCTGGGCTTAGGGATGCTGATGCAGTTTTTCATAGCGGACAAAAGTGTATTCTTGCTGGGGTACAAGTAATAACTGATGGAACTAACGAAGCAACATTAGTTATAACAGACGCTGCATCAGGGACTACCGCGTCAGGAACTAACGAAGTATTTAAAGCTGTTGTACCTGCTGGAGAAGATACAAAACATTTTTCAATGCCTGAAGGTGGTGTTCATGCTGAAAATGGATTATCTTGTAATGTATCTGGCACTAACGCAGCATACATAATTTATTTTAGATAATAACAAATGAGTTTTGGTAAGAAAACTAGGAATCCTGGGTGGCAACCTGGAAATCATTGGGTTAAATGTGATGTATGTGATTTCGTATACCGAAACTCAGATATGTTTGAGCGTTGGGATGGCGCAGTCGTATGTAAACACGATTGGGAATCTCGACACCCACAAGATTTAACTAGAGGAGTTGAAGATAGGATAACTCCTGATGGATTTATAAGACC